CATCGCCGTCTAGCCAATCCCGAACCGCCTCCTTGCGATCGATCTCCGGGCGCTGCTCAAAACCGGACTCGCAGGTGTAGTTGAACACTGGCGCATCGTGCATGCGCGCCTCAATCAGCGAGCTGGTGAGCCATGCTCCGGAGCCCTGGCTCGGGATCACGTCAAGCTCCTCCTCGGCTGCCGTCGAGTAAAACGCGCGCACGCCAGTAACCCACTGCGCCTCGCCATCGGCCGACCACTCAACGCGTGTGCGCATTGCAACGCGGCGGTACAGGCCATCGGCCACCGCATCGACAAACGTGATGCGATGCACGCTGCCGGCGCGAACGCCTTTGCGTATATCGTTAATGAGCTCGTTGAACGCGTTTTGATCGCCGTTGTGCGTGCTGATGATGCGCACCTTGCCTCCCCAGATCAGCAGCGCGATGGCGGCCTTGAGCAGCTCATCGAGCTGGCCGTGGAATGCCGCCTCATCGATAACCACCACGCCCTGCTTGCCACGCATGTTCGCCGGCCGGCTGCTCAACGCGACAATGCGAAATCCTGACGCGAAGCGGATCGTGTAGGTCTTGATCGCCTTGCTGTCATTGCCGTCGGTGAAAACTTCCTCGCCCTCTTCAACCGCGCTCGCCGCCTGCGAAAACACGCGTGCCCACATGGCGCAGGCCTCGACATACTCGATGGCCATGTCCATGTTGTAGCCGATGTAGTAGACGTTGCTGCCGCTCGTCGCGGCAGCGGTCAACACATTGTCGGATGCCTCGGCCCAGGTCAGGCCCACGCGCCGGGATTTTTCGGCCACCTTGAGCTGTGACGCGTCTGCCACCCAGCGCTGCTGATAGGGCAGCAGCACAGCCGGCGATCGCGCGTCGTACAACGCGGCATCCGTGCGCGGGAACTCGCGGTCGAGCAGGTCAGCACTCACGCGGCGATGCCCAGGATTTGCCGGCGCAGCGCATCTGCCGTGTCATCGCTTATGCCGGCGCGTTTGCAGGTGTCGGCAACCGACTTGGCAGCCGCATCCACCTTGGTCTTGACCTCCGCCGCCCACTTGTTGCGAGCCACGCTGGCGCGGGTCAGCGTGGCGATGTGCTTGGCGGCTTTGCCCAGTATCTCGATGCGCGCGCCCTGGTCTTCCTCATCAGCGGCTTCCTGCATCTGCACCAATGCCTCGAACATCTCGGTCTGCACCAGGCTGATGATCGCGTTGCTGCGCTCGTCGGCCTCGTCGGGCGCTGCGGCGGTGATCATCTTCGCTGCCTCGGTGCTTGCCCGGATCGCGGCCAGCTTGCGCTTGAGGTTTTGGCCGCGCATGCCGACCGCACTCTTGCCGATCTCATAGCCCTGCTCGGTCAGCCACGCGCTCAGCGCGACATAGCTGCCGAAACCATTGGCAATGATGCGGCGGTCGAGCTCGGCGCGCACCGAGTCTGCCATCAGGTCAAATTTGCTGGGCGCTGGCATGGGTCACCAGTACTTTTCGGGACGGGCGATGCCCGGCGCGCAATCGATGGTGTACTCCACCATGTCGATGCCATAGCGGATCAGCTCGGCCCACCACTTGCCGCCCGGCTCCTTGCGGATGCGCAGCAGCTTGCGGTCGTCCAGGTAATCCATCTCGCGGCGGACCTCAAGCGCGGTCGCGTCGGGATAGATCGCCTGCGCGGTGGCCAGTACCAGTTGCTCGTAGCAACCCTGCGGGCGCGCGTTGTTGAGCGCCAGCAGGATCAACCAGCGCAGCTGCTCGCGTCGGATTTTGGCGTGATCAATCTGCATTTCGTGACCCCTTGATTTGCACCATTTTTAGCTCGGTTGCAATGGCGTCGAGTTTGGCCTCGATCACCGTCTGATTGCGGATGTGATCCTCGCGCCGTACGTATTCGAGCGGCAACGTGGCGACGAATTTGTGCAACTGCTCGCCGAGCGTTGCAATGCGCCTGCTCTCGGCGGTAACCGATTGCTGCACGTCGCGCATCTCGGATGCCCGATGCGCGTTTTCGATTGCGCGCAGATCGTCAGTCGATTTGTCGCGAGTATCGCAGCGGCGCTCAAACTGCCACAGCAGAACGCGGCCAAAGGCGAACACGGTGGCGAAATAGCCGATCACCAAAGCGGCGCCGGCCTCCGCCGAGATTTGGATTACACCTTGCATCCGGTCATCCTCAATCGTTGCTCGGCATCGTGCGCACACGATGCACAGCGCCCGGTAAACGGTAGCGCAATCCGGCGCTCGGGCTCAATCGGATCGCCGCAATCTGCGCAGTCGGCCCGCCCCTGTGAATTGCCGCGCATCGATTGGATGATGCGCTCCTGACGCGCGATGGCGCGGTCGCGGTCCGCTTGCTCAAGATCGCTGGCACGGTCGGCGATGTCAGCCATTGCGCGTTTGCTCCGCCGTTTTGGCGCGATCACATCGCGGCCTGACAGCGCAGCGCTGTGTCGTCTCCGGGTTTGCCTCCGCATATTCGCGGCTGGTGAAACACCCCGTCGCGGAATTGCGCCAGCGGTATTTTTTCGTCGGCTTTTTCATCACTCGCCCAACCCTGTCATTGCTGCGGTCGCCCGCGATATGCGCTCGGCCTCGATCCGCTCGCGCTCGCGCGCTTGCTTTGCCAAGCCGGCGTTGCTCTCGGCGCACTGGTGGTACTGCGCGGCCACCGCCTGGTGATTGCGCAGCAGCGTCGGCAGCCGGTCGTCCGCTGCCAGCGGCAGCGCCGGGCACGGCATCGTCGCCTGTGCGCTCACCGCTGGGATCGGCGTCAGCAGCGCCAGCAGCGGCGCCGGAATCGTCGGCCGCGTTGCCTGCGTTCCACGCGCGCAGGACGCCAGTGCCAACACGCACAGCATCAAGATCGGGCCGCGCAGCCAGGGCGCGGTCCAGGCTGCGGGCAGCGGCGTCCGCAGCAACGCGTTTT